AACCCCATCCATGTGCGTCGCTCAATAGGCGCTGTAGTGCGCGCTGCGCGCCGCATCCCAATCTTATCGCCTATAAGTATCGCTGTTTTTCTAGCACGAGTAGCGGCTGTGTAGATCAGGTTCCTGCTGAGCATGTAACTATGCTGCCTATGGATTATTGAAACCACGCAAGGGTATTCGCTGCCCTGCACTTTATGTATAGTACAGGCATAGGCGAGCACGATGTTTTTCTCCTGGTCACTCCCCACTTCGATGTTCACCCCGGGTTCATCATCGAAGTTTATGGTCATAATCGCCTTACTGCCCTGCACTCCCATCCATCTGACAACACCCTGTGTGCCGTTCATCACGCCATTACTGCCCAGCTTGTAATCATTCTTGATCTGCATAACCTTGTCGCCGACATAAAAGCGCGTATGCGTCTCTTTATCTGTGGGCACTTCGGGCAGTTGTTTATTAAACTTGCGTAGCTGCCAAATGCGCTGCAGTTCGGCGTTGATCCTATTCACCCCGAGCTTGCCTTTGTTGTAGGGAGTGATGATCTGACACTCACTTATAGGATCAAAACCCCAGGATTCGAGCTTCCCGGAGTAAAGCATGCGTAGCGACTCGATAACCTTTTCTGTATCCTCAAGATTATCTATAAGCCGCCATTCGCGCCCGCCTGCGGGAAGCACAGTTGTTGATGGTTTTATCTCACCTGCGAGTATCGCATTGCAGTTGAGTTTGAGTTCACCAGCAGCGCGGATGCATTCCGTGAGGATGTGATCGGGCAAGATGTTATGTGCAAGCACATCGCGAAGGACATTACCCGCGCCAATAGGTGGGAGTTGGTTGTGGTCGCCCACGAGTAATACCTGAGTGCGCTGCAGGTCGATAGCGGAGAATAGATGCCATAGGAGATTGATGTCACACATAGAGACTTCATCGACTATGATGAGATCATCGGGAAGCTTACAACTTTTGCCGTAGGCAAATTCCCCGGAGACCGGATCATATTCAAGAAGCTTGTGTATTGTCGATGCGAAAGCTCCCTGCGCTAGCGAGCTCATACGCTTCGCGGCCTTACCCGTGGGAGCGCACATAGCGACCGACTTACCCCAGTCGGTGAACAACCTATATATCGTGGCTATCGTAAAACTTTTGCCTGTGCCGGCACCTCCAGACATAACTGATATTCGTGAGTTTACAGCCATTTTTATGCTGCGCATCTGATCAGTGTTTGGTGTGGCGAAGCCATGATTCGTGATGAGGTTTTCGATAGCATTGCCGAGGCAAAATGAACACACCTGCTGTGGTTTTTGATCTACACTTTGTGTAAACCAGTTGAGTAATTCAATCTCTCGATTGTAAATACTACGCAGAGCGATGAGATGGTTACTGTCGTATTCAATATCTACAAGCCGAGGTAGTGTATCGCCATCTAAATCTGCTTCGCAGAGTGTTGCCAGTTGATCGCGAATCAACTGTTCAGCAGATAACGTGTCGAATGCGAGCTTAGCAACCGCCTGTTTTACTAATTGCTTGCGATCAATCCAGGTGTGCCCACCCTCGTCTGATTCTGATTTAACGAGATCGATCAGGCACGCTCGTATTCTGCCAGGATGGTCCTTGGGCATGCCCATTTTTATGGCGATCTCATCAGTGCGAGCAAATCCATAGCCGTGTAGTTCATCAGCAAGCACATACGGGTTTTCTTCAAGAACCTGCTTTGCTTGATTTCCATATCGCTCCGCGATCTTCTTAATCTGGCAGTGCGTGAGCCCGAACGAAGCTAACCATGTAGCTATCGCATTTACGTCCGCCCGGGCTATCCATTCGCTTCGCAGAATATCGATCTGGTTATCAGTGAGTTTAGCTGCTGCCTGAACTATGTGCGGAGTCTCGCGTATCGCCTGGTCGAATCGATCTCTGAATGCATCAGAGATCGCCTGCGCCTTAGCCGGTCCTATTCCACGAAAAGCGGGGTTATGAGCTAGATAATCAGCCAGCCCCGCAGCACTCATATCCGGCATAGGATAGTTTATCGAAGACGCCTTGAATTGCGAACCGAACTTCGGGTGATTTGTCCACGAGCCGTGCAGGGTGATTCTCTCGCCCAACTCAATGCGAGCGTCAACAGAGAACCGAACATCGTTATCAATATAAAACTGACCATTACTCTCGGCCGACAATATTCCAGCCGACCAGTTTTCAGTTGATCTATATATATGAATCACCTTGCCGGTGATTTCGCTTTCCTGCGCGTTGGCGCGCTCTTCAAATTGTATTGCTACCATATCAATCCCTCTTTATTGATTCACCAGTCACAGTCACATGGAGGACGCCATTCCCCCTCGACAATAGCCTTGCACATTTTGCATAGGCGATCAGACGGAACGTCAGTGCCCGTAGATATCATTTTGTATCGATATTCTTCGCACACGATTTCCCCTGGTATTGGAGTCTCTTCGACTGTTACAAATACTCGCGGACGACGTTTGTGACTGCACCATGCGCCATGCCAATATGCTCTTTTAATGTGAAGCTTTTTCGCCATATCGTTCCCCCGCAAGCGAAAGCATCTTATCCACCAGCGCGAATGCATGCGGTCTATCCCCAGCGAACACCACATGAACAGGATGAAATGCCTGCATTATCCCAACCGTGATACCTAGTAGGGCATCCGGTTTTATCTCTGATTTGTAATCGCCTGCGAGTATATCGCTAAGCGACGCTTCAATGACCACCGCGGCGAAGTCATAAGCACGCAGCGCGTTAAGTTCAGCCTTGAATCGGTCTTTGGAGTAGAGCACGGTATTCACCCAGTCCTGAAGGCTCTTGCGTTCAATCGCCACACGATTTTCAAGCCCTTCGATTGAGTAATCGCCTGCGGGCAGTTTGCGCCTGATTGAGTTATCAAACGCATAAGGTCGCTGTTCGCGAGTATCGACTATGATTCTCACTGCCTACCTCGTATTTCAACCGGTCGGGCGCACCGGTTTTCCTGATCCCACACCTCAATCCAGATATCGATAATGCCGGGTTTATTAGTTTTTGTATCCATCATGACTTTTAGCATCATCTCGGGTGTGATTTTCACGAAAGCACCAGTAAACTCGTGTGCTCTCGCATTTTTGCCTGCAAGCCGAAGTCGATAGGGTTTGTTGCATTCAAGCTCTACCACACCAAACATATCGCTTATTGAGTTCATCCTGGACCTCACGCGCTGCGCGCATTATCTGTTACTAAGTGCTTAACGAGTTTTGCTATATTGCTACTTTGCTATGCATCTATGCTGCTTTGATAATTGGGTATTTTGATTCGTTGCCATGCGCCTCAGCATAACGCAATCGCTCAGCCTCATCATGTTTGATCTGCTCAAGTGTTGTGCGTTTTGCTCTGCATCCGAAAGGCTCCATCTCTTGAGCTTTTCGAGGGTTTAGGAACACATCGCAACCGATAGCTGTTTTCATCAGACATCCGCCGCAATCACGTGGGTAAATTGAACGCTTTCCCATATCATTCATCTCCTTCGAAAATGTTCACCAGCTCGACTGTTAAGGGTAAAAATGGAGCCAGCAGGGAGAGAAATATGTTTACTGCCTGCTGGCTATTGGTTACTTGTTAATCGTCACTGAATGGGTCTGGTAGATTGAGGTCAGATGAGAATATCGATGCGCCATTGGGCGCACGCTCGTAGAGGTCATCAATCACTTCGTGTGAGATGGGTCCGTGAGTGGTGATGATATCAGTTTCATTAATCTCAACAACTACCGTGGATTCAGGCAATCCGTCAGGCGGTTCAAGGCCGGGGGATATTTGTATAGCATCTCCGTTAGATAGCATCGCAGACAATGAGTCCGCAGGAGTTGTATCGTCAACTTCAAGCGTGTGCTCTTCTAACGTCTCTGTGGGTTCATCTTCCGCAGAGACGTTAGTTGCTTGCTCTTTAGGTCCACGGCAGAGCATTTGATACTCGTTATCGAGCTCATCCCAATTGATAGTGATTGATGTCCCGTTGTCATCGAGTGTAGCTGCCTCGTAACCATCACCATCAAGCCGTTTATTTCGATACATAACGTTGTATACAGACCCGTCCTGTATTTTTTTGAGCCTATCGCCCATGCGCACTGTATCCTCGCAGAGATACAATCTGTAGGAATCATCGAGCGAGGAGAACATCACAGGACCCTTTCCTGGCACGATAATGCGCCCGCGGTCGTGTTCGACGCTTTGCACGGCTATAGGTTTTACATCCATTCCCGGCAGTCGTTTCGATTCGATCTTAATGAATAGGTCACCAGGTTCGATAAGTGAACTTAATGCAGGCAATTCACCAGTGAACACATCTGAGGTCGCGCTTGTGGCGGGTGGGGTAATTGCTTGCGCAGGCTCAGGTATGGGATCTTCTATGGGTGTAGATTCCTGCTCTATTGTTGGCTCTGCTTTCGGTTCAGATATAGGTTCTGATTGCGCTTCCGGTTCCTGCGTAAGCTCTGATACTGATTCTGAGTTATCCTGATTATCGCCCGCGATAACCCATGCTGTCTTCTTTGCGTAAGCATCGAGGTCAGCCTGTGCCTCTGCTCGCGTTTTCCGCTGCGGTGTCTCGGGAGATTTGAAACTATGTTCGCCAGTCTCACCGCGTTTACGCCAATAAGCTTTCCACAGTTGACCACGGGTTAGCCCGTCGCTGACGAATATCTCACGATCACTGGCTGCATCATAGTAGATGTTACCTGCAGGGGTCGAATCCTGCGAATCCGATAGTTCCTGTGATTGCCCGGTTTCATCTACCTGTTCACATTCCTCTGCTTGTTCTCGGTCCTGTTCGGGTTCATTCGAGATCATTGTGATGCCGACCACACCGCCATCCATCTCGCGCAATCTGCCTAAGTCGTTTGCAATCTCTGTCGTAGGCAGCTCTTCAGAAGGACGCATAACCGGCTGCGCAGACTCCTCATTAGTATCCTCGTCAGGCTCAGATAAAACAATGATGTCATCCGATGTGGCATCCGTTTCGATGGGTCTACCCAGATTTTGCAGTCGCGCGTGAATGATCTCTTCGACTCCCGGATTCAATCCCTCGGAATTATTTATAGTGACCTCGATATCGAGAGTGGTGACCACTGGGACATGAACTTTGTATTTGATGCTCACTTTCGTTTATCTCCTTTCAGGTGTTTACATGCCGGCAGCCGACACTACCGGCATATCTCCGCTTCGCTTACTCGTTTACTTGCTGTCGCCTATTCGCTATTTGTTACTCATCCGCAAACGGATCGAATGGAGCATCGCTAACCTCTGTGCTTGCCGTGCTCGTGGCACCTGAAGTACTTGCATTTGTGCTTGCACCCTCTTTTTCGCGCTTGAAATAGGTATTCTGTCGATCTTGGCCTTTGTTATCTTTCTTCGTTTTTGCCGATACGGCAATGGGCTTATCGAGCAGTGAAGAGAGCTGATCCTTTAAGAAAGCTCCCAACCGGAACCGCTCATGTTCCACCTTAACACCGACTGCCTTAAGATCAGCTTTGAGCATGCCGAGCATCGTTTTCGCCTTCTCTGGATCAGTGTCCTGAACAGGAATACTGTTCGTGTGGAAAAGGAACCGCCCGGCAAACTCCTCTGGCGAAGACACTTTCAACTTCCAGTTGAGCCACATTGTGCCGCGCTCTTCGCTCTGCTTGATCTCTACCTCATCGACCATACATTCATAGTCTCCGTCCGGTAGAGAACCACCGCCAGTCATTTCCTCCGCTTCAGCGAACGGGTCATCTAGATAATTGAGATTAGGTAATGCCACCATTTATTTCGAGCCTCCTTTAAGTGTGGATGTATCCACGATAGTTGTGCTAATTTGCTTGGGCTTGCGCTCTGCGAGCGCCTTGACGAAAGCGTTATAATCGAGAGGTAATGGGTCGGGTATTTCGAATTGACTGCGGTTTCCGCAGTCATACATTGTCGTGGGTTGGCAGTGCAGAACACGCTGCGAGCCGATTATGTGGTTATCCTCATCGAGAACGTCTTCGACATCAGCATATAAATAGAAATCGACCAGGTTGGTGACCACTTCGAGAACCTTACCGGATAAGGTAGGCGCTATTTTGGGCATTTTGCCCGTGCGCGTTTTGACCTCTTTCTCTTTGCTGTGCGAGATCATCAACAACCCATAAGGGAGCATTGCAAGATATGTAAGCGCCCGATGCAACCGTGTGGTGATGGTATCCCAGCCCTTACCGTATCCGAGATCGGATGGATGCTCAATACCGAGTTTTCGCACAGTGTGGTCTTGGCAGAACGCTGCCAGGTTGTCTATTGTGTCTATAACCACAGTTTTGAAATTGTGTTTGCCAGCAGCAAGCAATTTGCAAATTTCGAGAAAATCAGACCAGCTACCGCATGGTGTCTGGTAAACCTTGAGATGGTTTAGACCCGGTTCGGTAGCTATGAATAATGTGTTCTCAGCATGCGAGCAGAATGTTGATTTACCGATCTTGGGTGGTCCATAAATGAGTGTAGTGAACTCTGTTATGGATGTTTTCGGCTCACTTATCTGTGTAGGCAACTGGATCGGCATGTCTATGCCACCTGTCTTTCCGATTGCGCGATCTCACATTTGCAAATCTCGCGTGCCTGCACTTCCTGCCAGCCGTCCGGCCAGCCGTCATGACCATTCATGCCGGCAAAGGCGCCGCGTGCGGCACGTTCCTGATTCTCACGCAGTAAATATCCCTGCTGGATGAGATCCACCTGCTGCGCGAGCTCAGCATCCATAATTGTTATAGAGCCGTTTTTTATCGGCGCTTGCAGACCGCGCAGACCACCACACCGTGGGCAACTGATTAGGATCGGGAATTGCACTGCGGCACAACCTGTCGGCGTTTTGTTGGCGAACAGAATGACATCATCAAGAGTAGCCATGTTTATGCCTCGCGATTTGCAAACGCGCAGATGATCTCTTTCATGTCTGCGTGGTATGTTGCGTCGATAGATAACACCCGTGATTTCGCTTGTTCGTCCCGGAGCGCTTCACGCTGTTTCTGTAATTCTGAATCGTTTGCTACCCTGATCTCGAACTCAGCGTTGCGGGTTTCCGCATTACTGAATAACTTCTTGCCGGTATCAGGATCGACTTCGGCAGCGATATCGCCCATTATCGTCCGTTCGCGGGTGCGAATATCTTTTTCGATCTCGGCTGCGCGACAGTCCGTTTCGTAGGCTCCAATAGAGCAATCATGGCGCGATTTTGCATGCACCATCGCCTCTGCTTGCATTTTTGCTTGCGTTGTCTCAGACATTGTGTTAGCATCTCCTTTGGTTTGGCTTTGTGTTTCGGAGTGAGAATGGATTTTTAATTCAATCTCACTCCGTTTTCATTTTCCAGTCAGGCATGCGGCCACAGGCAGAATGATGGCGATGCATGCAAAAGCAGTCGTGAGGATTATGATCTGGGTAATAACCCATGCATAATCCAGCCAGTTTTTACAATCACCGAAAACATCGCGTAGCATAGATTCACCTCACTTCAAATGTCTCGCTTGCTTGTATCTCACCCGCCGCACTCCACGAGTGTCCAGGTAAATCAGATGATTTCGTCCGGCTTCGATGATCTCTCTGACCATGAGCCGAGTTACTCCCCAATCGAAAAGCAAAGCAATCCCTCCCTTTCAATTTCCCAAAGCCTCTTTCAAAGCATCAGCCAGTGCGGCCACCGCCTCGCGAGCAGCGATCTTTGCAAGCGCATGGCAGTCGATTGTATTTTTAGGGCTCTCATGCAACACATCACGATAAAACGGCTCAGCAGGGATAATCCACCTGCAACCATCAAGACGGAACCCATATATCTCGCCAGATTCAAGCATTTTGTAGATCGTATCTCTGCCGGCATGCAGAATGCGCATAACATCATCGACTGATAGCAAGCGCTTATCTTCGATAGCCTGCGGAGCTCTACGCCGTCTCCCGCGCTTTGTCATCACCTCCTGCCGAATCTCATCTCTAAGTTCTTTTGAAACCGTCTGACTCATGCTGAATCCCTCTTTAAGCTCGACTGTTGCGGTTCAGAAAAAACCCGGTAGGAATACCAGGTTGTATAAGTTCAGGTTGTAATGTTATACTATTTAGTAAACAGGCATTTAGGATAATGGATATGCTCAGGACGGGCTTGCTGCATGACGCGGCGAGCCCGTTTTATCGTCTGCGTCATTGCTGGGCTGGCTGAGCCGTTGGTATTGGTGCCGCGTGAATCGGAACAAGGCGACGGGTGCATTCGATCTTGTATCCGAGTCTATAGAGCTTCTGGTAAAGAGTGTTTGCGTTATCGAATCCCAACTCACCAGCGGCAGCATTGACGGATTTGCCGTTATCTAGGGCATCTTGCACTTTGGTGATAAGGTCATGATCTTGTTCATTCAGCATAATATAGCCTCTGTGGTGTAAAGTCTGCTTACACCATGATTATAGGCAAGGTTTATTGTGGTGTCAAGAGCCTTTACACAACATTTTGTAAATATTTTCTTTGGAAAAGAGCAGGGAGGGTTACTGTCAGCTATACTGTGTTGTAAAAGAGCTTGTTGACAGGAAGATAATGCCGAAGATTAGCAAAGAATGGGGTAGATGCATCACAGAACTATTGGCCAAGCATGAACTTACCCCTCGCGGGGCGATGCTTAAGGCCAATGGAGTTGTATCGCACACCACAATAATAGAATGGCAGCGTGGTGTTGTGCCGATTCAAATAATGGATAAGGCATGGCCTTTTCTTAGTGCATTTCCACGCGAAGAAGCTATTGAGTGTCTGAGAGCAGCAGAATTACCTATACCTACCGCTTGGGAGGCAGAAGAGCTTACCGGTGACGAACTGCTCCGCAAATACATAAAGGCGATGCGCGGCACAATGGACAAGACGAGCTTGGAGAAGCACATTCGGGATATACTTGAGGAAGAGGCAAACGAGCCGGATGGTTACGATCCGGAACCCTGATCTTGCGCGCGAGTGGGCAGCATCGGCCTGGTCGCGCCTGCAGCTTTCGATCCCTGTGGATATCGACAAGGTGAGAAAGCACTTAGGGCTTTACATCAGGCGCAAGACTGCCCAAAATGACTTCTCGGGCTGCGTAATGGCAACCCCCAAGCGGCATTACATAATCGTGAATAGTATGCACCCCTTGGAGAAAAGGCGCTTTACCGTGGCTCACGAGATTGCAGAGTACCTGCTGATGTGCCAGTGCGAACGCCAGGGCAAGCCGTTTCCAGAGGGACAGGAACGCGAGCATTTCTGTGATCGCTTTGCCGTCAATCTGCTGATGCCCGAGCAGCTCGTCCGAGCACAGGCGCAGGAAGTTCACCACGGACGCGGAAATGATAAAACAGCCGTGCTTGCCAATCGGTTCGGCGTGAGCGAGCAGGCTATGCGGATAAGATTGAAGGAGTTGGGCTTATTATTCTGGGGAAGGTGATGCAAATGTGGCGTATTATATTCCTGGTCTTCGTATTAATGTTGTTCTTCGTTTCGATTGTTCATGCTGCTGAGTTGGGTCAAAATATATCTGACCCAGCGTTAGCAGCCAGATCCCATTATGTTGCAGGCGAATCCGCACTAAAATCCGGGGATATATTGACGGCTATCATTGAATGGGAGACTGTCCTTAAGTTAAAACCTACGAGTGATTATACTCAAAAAAGACTTACTGAAGTTCTGACAAAGCAAACCCCTGAAGTCAAAGAAGCGCACGATCGATATTTAACAGGAATATTGCTTAAGGATCAAGGAAAACTGGATCAGGCACAAAAGGAACTCGTAGCCGCACTTAATCTACAACCAGAAGCAAAATGTGTTAAGGATCAACTAATTGAGATTGCTGATAGGGAGGCAAAAGAACGAACTAAAACTCTGGTGAATGATCTTAATACCATAGTCATACATGGCAATTCTACTGGTAAGACTTCTCCGCAAAAGCCCAGCATATCCATTGATAAAGCAAACTCCATACGATTGGTTAGACCTTATAGTTCTTCTTCCTTAACTCGTCCCAGCAAAGATTATTCGCCTCTAAGAATCCTTGCTATAGACTGGACTCCAACAGGGGAGAAGAAATACGGCCAACTTGGTTATGTGATTCAAGGTCAGCTTCGAAATGAATCATCTAATCGTTTTGATTATGTCAGTCTAACAATATCCATATATGGTCCTCCTGCTGGCCATAAGATTGACTCAGAGGTTATAAATACAGAAGGTTTAGCGCCTGGTAAAACATGGGATTTTCGAGGGCTCATATCAATATGGTCTGATCCCCTGCCTGCTGGCAATGTCAGAAAAGAATTTCAATTCGAAGTTGATGAAATATACGCCAGTAGGTCCGTAATTCAGAGTCCGGGTACGGCAGTCATTGTTCGATAATGCTAATTAATGGATTTATATCATGCCCGAGTTCCATGTCACGTTTCTTGAATGCCCGAAGATCGGCAGCCGAGTCAGACTGATCCATAATGGTCAGGTCGGTCACTCGCATCCTATCAAATGGGTGCAAGATCACCCACACGACAAGACCCTGTTCAGAATAATGGCCGAGAATGGGGTGATCTGTGTCGGGCACGTCGATCCTTCTGCGGAAGCAGTCATTGTTCGGGGCAATGAGACTAGGGCAACGCAATCCGGGCATCCGGTTCCGGCTTCGGCCTCATATCAGGCACGGCAAATACCGGGTGGGCCTTATCAAAGCGAGCAATATGCCAGGTTGATTCAACAGCAAGTGGCAGGAGCATTTCGCAGCGACTGGAAGATCGAACTGGAGTTCGGCTCAAGCTCATCGCAGGCATTTCAATATATCTTAGATCGTGCAAAACGTTGCGGTAGTTATGAAGAGATGATTTCAGAAGCTGGGAAACCGCTTTATCGTGTGACATTCAACGTTGATGCGGTTCCGCAGTTTGAGGAGCTATATAAGCAGGTTAAGAGTTGGAAAACCACTTCCGTGTGCGTGAATGGCCACCAAGTAAGCAATGCCGACATAAATAAGTGGCTGCGATGTTATAGGGATAAACTCGCATGTGCTCATTCCAATCCGCTTTTCTGCTATGGCGCCAGCCCGTTCACCTATAACCTTTTCGGGTGCCATAGAACTATGATCCGCGAGGACTGGTATCAGTTCGGGTCGATGCATCCGAATGGTGTCTTTGTGATAGACAAAGACAGATTGGCTGTAATCGTAGCAGAAAAACTAATGCCATACCGGATCTGTCCTGCTTTGAACGTCGACCTAATCAGACTTGGCTTCTCATTCATTCCTGATGCGGTTGATCCTCGCAGAGATGATGACTGGGAATATGTCTATCTACCAGATAGACGGACACAGATTGGCGTAAAACCGAAGATGCTCGAGCTTGTCATTGATGAGCATACTTCGAGCATATCAACTCTGGCAGGTCAGATCACTATTACAATGGGTATCTATTCTCCCATAATCGTTACGCCTCAGTTCGTGAACATTTATACTGCGCTGCAGAGGCATTTCGGTATTAGGTCAGCCTATTCTATACGCAAGATATAAATACTAACAATAGAGGAGGCACTCACATGCTTCGAGCAACCCGAATAGTTCCGATTCTGGTAGTTCTCGCATTTCTTGCCGGACTGGGTCTCACCGCTCCGATCGTCGCGCAGCCGGCGCACCACGAGCTGCAGATTCAGACCGCGGCGCCATACGCAGCACTCCAGTCCGCAGCCGCGCCCGCAGCTTCTGATGTTGTTTACCTCACTAAAACCGGCAAATGCTACCACCGCGACGGCTGCCGATGTCTGGCGAAGAGTAAGATCAAGACGACGCGAGGAGAGGCAGAGAAGCGCGGATTCAGAGCGTGCAAGATCTGTAAACCGTAAAGGATACCAATGATTAAAGACTCATCCACAACCAAATACGAGGGTGTCTACATGCGTTATGGTCACCCTTACATCCGCTATGATACCTATACCCCAGACGGTAAACGCTGCCAAAAAAACGAATCCTGCAAGGGCATGACTCCCGCGCAAGCATATAAATACCGGCAAAAATTAATAGCAAAACTGCAAGAGAGCAGATATAAAGAGCCATCCACGGAAACCGTTACTGAGTATCTGGAGAGATGGTTTACCCACGCGAAGCAAAACGGACTTGAGGACACCACGCAATACGGTTACAGGTATGCGATAGATCGTATCGTGCCCCACATCGGCAAAAGTAAACTCAACGATCTAAAACCAATTGCGCTGCAGGAGCTTATGACCACGTTGAAAGACGAGGGTGGGGTGCATGGGGGTAAACTGTCAGCGAAGACGGTGTGGAACATATATGGAGTATTACACCGCGCTCTGGACCAGGCGGCGAAGTGGCAATTAATACCTGAGAATCCACTTGATCGAATCGATCCTCCCAAGAAGAAGCGCCGAGAAGGCAGTAGTGCATCAATTGAAGATATCGCTGCGCTTCTGAATGCATTCGATAAGTCGAACTATCGGGTAGCACTTTATATTGCGCTCTGCACTGGGTTACGTCGCGGTGAGATCGTGGGGCTGAAGTGGTCGGATGTGGATTTCAAGCGTGAGATAATCCTCGTGCGCAAATCGATCAGCCAGGTGCCAAATCTGCCCGTTACCGAGAAGAGCATCAAAAATGAGATACCGCGTAGTGTCGCTTTGACCCCTACATTAATTGCAGAACTGCAGTTACAGAAACAGATGCAGGCAAAGAACAAAAAGCTCTACGGTAGCAATTACATCAAAAGCGACTATGTATGCACATGGGATAATGGAAAACACATCACGCCAGCGGCGCTCTCTCAGGGGATGCATAAGATTAAAACAAAACTGGGGATTACGGTATCATTGCATGTGCTACGCCATACAATGGCTACTCTACTGGTTATGTCCGGCGTTCCGGTCAACACTGCCGCCGAACAGATGGGGCATGATCCTGCGGTGATGTTGCGCATTTACGCGCACGTCATGCCCCAGTCTCGGCAGTTGATCGTAGACACGGTAGAACACATGATAGCTGCCGCAAAGAAACATTCGAAAGCAAGCTGATGTGCTCTTTTTGTGTCCTATCGCTCTGATTTGCTCGTTTTTGAGCGTAAAATTGGGGCGAGAAATGGGATTCGAACC